CTCCATCGGTTGTCATGAAGTAACCGTCCACCCATGCCACATCAAGCACCACGCCCAAGTCTGGGTCAGTGTTTTGTGTGAGAGTAGATGCCACTGGGTCCCAAAAATACAGTCGGCCACCAGATGCGATGGCCAGCAGATCAAAGCTGTAGTCGAACGTCACCAGCTCATTGATCGGTCCACCAACATCGCCCAAGATCGTGACTGTGCCGTTGCTGGCCACCGAGACCAGATTGTTTCCCATTACTCGATAGCAGATGCCATTCCAGTTGACACCGCCACGATCAGTGCCTGGTCCTGTGCCATTGGCCACAATGCCATCGCCTGGTCGCAGAAATCCATTGCTGATGCCAGACTTCTTTGGCACTGGCATCATGTTCACTGGATAGCTGGTGCGCAACTCTGGCGTGTTGTCAGCGTAGATGCCGTTTAGGATTGGGATTTGCATGGCTTACCACTTGACCTTGTTGGCCCAATACGCTGCGCTCATCTTGCCCTTGGCAATGTTCTCAGCATGTCTGGCCTTGAATGATTCTCGACGAGCCTCGGATGCCTTTGACTCGCCTTCCTTCTTTGGAGACCCAGACACGCCTTGCTGACCAAAGCGAATGGTTTTCACTTGGTCACCGGCCTTGGCCACGACAACGTGGCTTTTGGTCGGATGCGATGGCGTGCGCTTGGGCTTGTTGTAGCCTTCCACACCAACGCGAGCAAGTCTTGAGTCCTTGGTGGCCATTAGATGCCGCCTTCTCCTGTGGCCACGTTCAATGTGGTGCCAGATGCAGAGATGTGCGACAAAGCAGTGTCTTCTGTTGACTTGCGAATGATGATCTCGCTGTTGGCACGAACAGGAATGTCTGCTGTAGTTGCAGCACCATCACCGATTCGCACGTAGCAGATATTTGCGCCACTGTTGACCAAACGGACTGCTTTGTCTTGTTGGTTGATGGTGATTGCGGCAGATGAAGCTGCTGGTGTGACAACTTGGTTTGAGCCAAGGCGTGGGCTAAATTGATTGACGACTGACATGGTTTTCTCCTAAAAATTAAGCAATGCGATACCACGAGTTTGTGGCTTGATAGAAGCGCATGCGGAAGAAGTCCTGCGCTGCCAGTGTGCTGGGTGCTCCATAGCCATTGGATGCGCCATTGAGCGCCAGCGTGAAGGCTGTGATCTGCTGGGTGGTTGTGACCAACACCTCAGTGCCATCAGGTGTGCCAGTGTTCAATGGCAAAGTGACTGTTCCTGTGGCCAGCGTGCCAGCAGGCTGGATGACCATCCATTGCTGTTCGCTAACTGGTGTTGGCACTGAAATGTTGAAGCCAGTGCCTGGTGTGTATAGGTTGGTGGCTACGGTCGGTGCAGCAAAAACCTGTTGAAAGTATTGCAGCAATTGCGTGATCGAAACCTTCCGAGCGTCACCATTGTTGGAGACATAAACCGGAAGCAGATCACCGCCAGAGACTTGGCTGATGCCCGATAGTTGATTGATGGTTGGCATGATTGTGGTTCCTCAGTTGAATTCGATGGGGCCATCTTGACCGGCCAAGACTGGATCGTATGGCGGACGGATGAAAGGATTGTCGTATACGCGCCAAGGCTTGTTGCCTGCTCCTGCTGGCATCGTGCTTGGAAGCTGTTGCTCCATTGGCATGGCTGCGCGTGACAGGAGTGTGTTGTACGACTCTTTGGCTGTCATCTTGGTGTCAGGCATGACTTGCTTGCCGTAGCTTGGAGCCAGCTTGATCGCCAGATTGGTGTAGATGGCTTCGTTCGAGCTGTCAGGCACGTTGGTCTGCTCGTCAAGATCGCTGTCTTGGGGACTGGATGGCAGTGGGTAACCGAGACGAATGCCAAGGGCATTCCATGCTGCGATCATGGTGTCCAGTCTGCGCAGGGCAGATTGCAACTGCTCTGGGGTCAGATCAAAGACGTAGGAAGCAAGGCCAATTTCCTCAAAGGCCTGTGCGACGAATTGGCGCTTTGTCCATCCCATGTCATTCTCCTGTGTTCTCAGACAATCTGTCTTGGATCAATTGTCCCAGTTTTTTGTCTTTTGTGCGACCATCAAAGCGAATTCCTAATTCGGTGGCCTTTGCCTCAAGTTCCTCGCGGGTTGGCAATGCATCGTCTTCTGGCGCGATGGCCTGAGATTCTGCGGCCTTGGCCGCTGCCTCGGCTTGCTCGCGTATCAATCTATGGTTGATGCCGTCGATGGGCTTGGAGGGCTTGCGTACCTTGACAGGCTTTTTGTTCTTTGCATACCTTGGAATGAGGATGATGTCCTGCATTACTTGGCCTTTCTTTTCATGGGCTTGGCTGTTTTTGCAGCGGCTTTGAAGGCTGCGGCAGTAGGTGCGCCCTTTGTGCCAGGCTTGCGCATGCGCTCAGGCGTTTTGCCTGCGGCCTTCTGGTCTGCAATGCGTTCACGCTTGGCGTGAATGTTGGCGTATAGACCGGCCTTCATTTCATGGCCTTTTTAGGCGCTTTGCTGGGCTTGCCTGCGGCTTTGGCTGCTTTGGTGGCCACATTCAATGCGATGGCCACGGCCTGCTTCATTGGCTTGCCGGACTTCTTTTCCATCTTGATGTTCTTGCCGATGGATTTGCTCGAATAACCTTTTGTCAATGGCATGGTGTGCTCCTATTGAGAAAGGGGGGCCGAAGCCCCCCAGTCTGTTTTGCTGGATTACTGGTTGAACAACAAGATACCAGACATTTCTGGGTTCTTGTTAACCACACCGAACAGCGTGTCCATACGATACTTGATCGTCATGCTGTTGATGTCGTACCATTTTTGCAAGACCAACTCAATGCCTTGGTCTGTGCTTGCACGCATCACTGCGACACCAGCGTCAGAGGGCACTGCGTAACGGCCAGGCAAGATTTCCAAGGAATCACGCTGCCAGAACACGTTCACAGAAGCTGCGTTGACGTTCAAGAAGGTGATGGCGGCTGCATCGGCTGCGATGGCAACTTCCACATTCTTGTACTGCAACTGAGCGTCTGTTGGGCCTGTGCCACCGATGGTTTGAGCACCGATGATTGGAGGCGTGATGGTCATGGTAGTGCCGGAATCAATAGACACAACACGGAAAGTCTTCAACTGACCAGTGCTTTGCTTAGTGATGTGGTGCACAGCGTAGACTTCAGCGATCTTGAATGCATCGCCAGCAGCAATGCCGGTGGTGCTGTTCACTGTAACGGTCTGGAAGCGGTTGTCCACGTTGATCTGGCCGCCCACAGCTGTGGAAGTGGCTTGAGGAGCGTAGTTCGCTTGTGTGTTAGAGCCGTTTGTGTCGATGGTCTTGCTAGTGCCAGCAGCCGCGCCCAAGCGGTTTGCGTAGTCCATCTTGTAGGTGTCAAAACCTGCGACCATGCCAACGTAGCTGCGCTCGTATGCCTTGTCAGACTTGGCATTGCCGAATGAACGGCTAGCTTGTGACAAGTTACCGGCCAGACCGTTGTAGTCACGGCTAGACAAAGCCATGAAACGATCGTAGTCAGGCACGCCTTGCTCGTTCATGATGGTGTCGCACAAAGAGACATCATCATAATCACCAGAAGCGCCACCGATAGGCACAACCAAAGAGCCGAGGTTAGCAGCGGAGCTCATGATGGCCACGTTGATGTCAGAGGCCAGCTTTTGCTTGGCGCTCTCACCCAGACGGCCTTCTTGCAACGCATCGCGCAACTCAAGAGCAGTCATTTCCCAAGGCACAGTCTGGCTGTAACCCAAGGTAGCGGGGACGGCCAACTGAGTCATGCCTTGGTATTGGCCAGCGATGCTGGTGCCAGGCGTGCTGTTGATGGACTGAGCGATGTAAGGTTGGGGACGCCAGATGGTGTTGTTGGCGCGTTCCATCATTGTCTGATCTGTGTTGTAGATGTTGACATGACGTGACAAAACCAATGCGTCTTGGAAGCCTTCGAGGAGGTCTTCAAAGGCAACGCGTTCTTCTTTTGAGAAACTGTTAGACATAATATTTCCTTAAAAAATCATTTAGATGAAGCTGCTCGCTTCTGCGCCCTGTACTGGATGACTTTCGTCATGTTGCCAGTACGGGCCGCTTCTTCTCGCAGCCGTTCGAGGGTTGAGTCCACCGCCCCAGATACTCGGCCAGTTCCTGACACGACTCTCTCGGGTGGCGGGGCTGCCTTACGGTTTGTAACTTTCAATTCTTTCTCCAGTTTTGCTACCGCGAAGGCAAACTTTACAGGGTCCTTAATGTCGGACAGCTCTTTGGCCTTCTTTGGATTCTTGCCGAGTGCGTAGATGACGAGCGCAGGATTATCTGCACCTTGGAGCACCACGCCTTGCTGGGTGATGTTGAACAACTCTTGGGCCACGGCCTCAGCGTCTTCAAAATCTTTGACTCTCAGCTCGGCTTTCGCCTTGCCATAGCCATCCAGTTTGGCTTGCCATGCTTTTTGCTGATTCATAACTTCAGCTTCTTGCTTGGCGTTGGCTTCATCGGCTTGTCGCTTGCGCTCAAACCAGTCGGCCAGTGCTGCCTCGAATTTGTCAGCGTCATAGTCATGTTCTTCAAGGCTTGGCTTCTTGCCTAGCACGACCGGCTTGGTCTCAGTCTGTGCGGTGCTTTGCAGCTTGCCTTGCAGTTCACGGTTTTGCCGTTGCAATTCTCTGTTCGTCTTACGCAGCTCGCGTACCCATTCAGGCGCGTGAGTCTGTTCTTCGGGAGGTGGCGCTTCCTCACCAATGGATACGATCACCTCGTCGCTGTCGCCTTCGTTGCTTTCGGTGTCTTGGTCTTCGCCCTGGTCACCAATGGATTTGTGCTCATCGGTGGTTTGCTCAGTGTCTTGACCTTCGTCCTCAACAACAATGGTGTCATCGTCTTGGTTTTCTTCTCCTGATACTGCCTTTGTGTTCATCTTCTGACCCCATCAAACTCACCCATTAGAACGGCTGGGTGGATGCCGTTTATCACATTCTCGCTCTTTTTCATTCACCTTACAACTGGTTGAACGATCTGGCCTTGCAAAATTTGTTGCACAGCCTCTGCATTTGTGAGCGCCATGTTCTGTGCGGTCTCGTCGACCTTGCCCAAAGTCTCCAGTGTTTGAGCGCGTTTTAGTTCTGCGCTGGCTACGGTTTCGACGGTGTCGGCTCTGGCTTTGGCTGCCTTGGCAGTTTCATTCTCAGCTGCGGCTTGCAGGTACAGGGCATTCGGGTCTTGCGGCTGGCCTTGCATTTCGGCCATGAGTTCTTCGGCTTCGTTGTCGGTTGGCTTGACCACGCCCATGCGCAAGAGCTTCTTGCGGAAGTAGGCATTGGCATCGCCCACGCCTTCGCCTTCCATGTTCATCATGGCCATTGCGGTCAGCACCTGAGCTGTCTCTGGGTCTTGGGTGATCTGGAGCATGCCAGTCAAGGCGCGAACGGTTGCTTGGCGCTTGGTGCTGCTCGATGGGCCAACGTCTGCGATCACATCGAAGGTGGCGCTGGTCAGGTCGTTTTCCATGACCACTGCACCAGTTTCCTGATCGATGCCTGGCTTCATCAGCTCGACCATGCCAGCCTCACCAGTTGGTGCGATGGTCTTCATCTTGCGCTTGTCTTCGGTGTAGATGTCGCGTGCCATCGACAGCCAGATTTCACCGCAGCGCTTCATGCCCTTGGCAAAGTTGCTCATGTAGATGAATGCTTGGCCATCGACTCGGGCCTGAATCATTTCCACGGCCTTGCCTGAGATGTTGCTGACCATCTTGTCTGCGCCAGCTGGATTGCCCAGAATGTCTTGCATGTCGGTTTCGGTGATCTGCAAGAGCGCGGCCATTGCCGGTGGGATGGCTGCACTGCGGGTGTAGGCCACTGGGCCACTGACCGCTTGGTTGCCGTTCTGATCTGTGATCGGGTTGATCAGCAGATACGGATAGTCCTTGAGATTGTCCTCGGCCCACATGACTTGATGGCCAGCGACCTGCTCAGGCGTGAGGATTGGTTTCTCGACTGAGGACAAGGCGCTGATCTCGCCCAGTTTGGACAGTTGCATGTTCTTGAGGCGCTGGGCATCCTTGGCCAGACGCACATGGCCCATGCATCGCTCGACGTTGTCAACAAACCAGCGCTTGCCGTAGACGACCACGATTGGGATGCATTTGCCTGCGATGTAGCCTGCGTCTTCGAGCACCTTGCCGCCCGACATGATGTACTTGTGCACGCGCTTGGTCTTGATCTTGCGCTGGCGCACTTCGACTGTACCGATGGCTGCCAGAGTTTCCTCAAGCATTTCATCGTTGTCAAAGTCGGCTTTGATGTAGCGTTCTTCCTCGCCTGTGATGGTTTGGAAGATGCGGATTGTCTCGGTCTTTTCCTCGACCTTGTAGTACTCGGCCACATAGACCACATCGGGTGTGCACCAGTCGAATTCGTACTGGTGGATGATCTTTGGCCAGTCGGTCGGGTCATCGCCCCATGTGTCTTTGTATGCCTGGCGCGTCATCGATGTGACGACAAAGCAGAACTTGGCATCGGACTTGTCTTGGCGCTTGGCGCCAAGGTCAAAGAACACCGAGCTGTCAGCGTCAAAGATTGGCTCGATGCGGATGCGTTGGCGGTCATCCTCTGAGTCTTCCTCGTCTTCGTAGACTGTGCGCAAGCGCCATGCACCGATGCCACCTCCGACCGCTTCCTCGAAGGCGTTGTCGTAGGCTTCATCGGCCACGGATGCCTGCTCGTCGGCTCGGTAGAGGCCATCGCAGACCTCGGCCAGCTTGTCGTTCTCAGCGCCATCTTTGGAGACAAAGTCCACCGTGATGCGGTTGTTTCGATATTCGTTGACCACTCGGATCACGGCTAGCATGATCTTGTTGACCTCGAACTTGGGTTTGTTCTCGTACTGGTCCCAGAGTGGGCCTTCCCACTGGCTGCCTGCTAGGGAGTAAAAGCGTCTGTCTTGCAGGCATTGCAAGCGCTCGTCGCGCAGTGCGCTTTGCACATCATCGAATTGCGCGAGGGCTTCGTCGTGCAGGTTCGCAAGGCGTTGATCGTTTGAGAGTCGGGCCATGTTATATCCTCATTTTGTGTGATTTTCTCACCATTTCTTTACATTTGGCAATGGAGTGAATGTTGCAGGCTTCGTGATGGCCGATCGTCTCACACCTTCGCAGGCATAACGCAGGGCATCGATCACGTGGTTTTTCTTGTCTTCGAGCACCGGCAAGATTTTGCCAGTCAGTGGGTCTTGCTTGTAACTGTACAGCGTCAGCTCGTCAATGGTGTGGATGCACCGAGGGTGCACCACGATGTCGTAGTTCTTTAGAAACTCAATGCCTTCCTCGACCGACTTCGGACCTTTGACCGCTGTCATGATCTTTGGAAAGCCATTCTTTTTCATGTGGCTGATCGTCTCTGGCCTTGCTGAGTCGGCCACGATTGGCCACTTCTCGGCCTCTGGCACCTGCATGAACAGCTCGGGTGTGTTGACGATCTCGCATCCGACCATGTAGGCCTCGTAGTCGATGTAGAGCGTGCGGCCAATGATGTGGCAGCGCACCAGTGTTGTCGGGTCGACCGCGAAGCCCCAGTCTGCACCGAGCCTGTGGATTGCGTCTGGCGGTGCCTCGAAGTCCTCGACGCGCCAGTTCTTGAACACTCGGGTGTTGCTGTTTGTGAGGTAGCTTCCCATCCAGACATGCTGATATTTGTCTGGGTCTCGCCTTTTGTCGTACTCCATCTCGTCGCGCAGGACAGAGGGAAACCAAGGGTTGTCGGTGAAGTTGACCTTCAAGACGGTCGCGTCTTTTGGTGGTGTCGGGCCACGCAGCAGAAAGTCGACAGGGTCGTTCTGCTGGCGCGGGTTCCACGTGAACCACAGCTCGGAGTCTGGCTTGCGGATGGTTGGCCGCAGCAGGTCGAGGCTGGTCTGGCTCAGGCTTTGAGCCTCCTCCACCCAAGCGCAGTCGTAACCTTCGAGCGATTTTATGGAGTCGGCTGTGTGGTTTTGCATGCCTTGGAAGATGATCATGCCATCGCCCTTGCGCGACTTGATCACGGCTTCTTGCACCTCGAAGTATGCGCCAGCGTTCATTTGCTCGATCTTGGTTTCGAGCAGGCGCTTGACGGACTGGTTGAGCGACTTCTGGATTTCACGCACGCAGACGCTTCTGCGCTTCTGGTCTATGATGTGAGCCTCGATCATCAGCTCGGCAAACATGTGTGATTTGCCAGAGCCTCGGCCACCCCAAGCGCCTTTGTAGCGGCTTGGGTCCAGCAGTGGCACTGCCCACTCAGGGGTTTGGAGTTGCAGGACTTTACCCATTCTTGACGATCACTCGCTCGATCTTGGCAAACTCCAGAGGCGCACCGTCTGCGCCAGTCAGCTCATGCTTCTGGGTTTCGGCCCAGCGCATTTGCGTCTTGCTCCACCAGATGGCTGCGGTCGTGTCGCCTGCCATGACCTTCTGGAATAGGGTTTTCCCTACCTGTCCATTGGCCTTTGCTTTTCCTGACAGCAGCTCGGTTGCGAAGTGCTTGCGCAGGGTGTCGGTGTCGATGCCATCGCGCACCAGCACTGCGATCTGCTCGATCGGCAGGCCGTATCCTGAGAGCGCTTCGACCTGTTTGCGCTCGGCATCGGTCGGCTCAAATGCTGGTCTTCCAGCGCCTGGTCGAGCACCGCCATTGGGTCCGGCCTTTTTTAAGACCGATTTTTCAGTTTTCGTTGCCATTTTTTACCTCCGCGAAAGGTTTTCCGGTTTCTGCGTGTGTTGCGATTTTGCCAGTGAAGTCCTGCCAGCGCTTGACGATCACATCGCAATAGTTTGGTGAAAGTTCCATCAAGTGTGCTTGTCTCTTTGTCTTTTCTGCTGCGATCAATGTGCTTCCACTTCCACCAAACAGGTCTAGCACCAACTTGACTTTGTGGTTTCCCATAGCTCGCTCGGCCAGTGCTGTTGGTTTTTGCGTTGGATGGTGTGAATTCTTATGGTCTCTGGAAACATCCCAAACCGTCACTTCATTGGTCGGACCTTCCCAGTTTGGTGCTTTTCCTTTTTTGAAAGCATAGATGCAAGGCTCATGTTTTGCCTTGTACTGAGCACCAATTGCTCCGAACTGTGCAACATTCTTGTTCCAAATAATCCAGCATCGAATCTGATATCCAGCTTCACTTAACCCTGTGACCACATCTAAAGCAAATCTGTCTGCAAACCAAAGATAAAGAGGAGCGTCTTCTTTAGATGCCAAAAATGCATTTTTTACAGGCAAGTCATACATGTTCACATCGTCATCATTCGCCAGCTTTTCTCTGCGCTTTTCAGTGGCATGGCCACCGTCATAGTCCACACCATAAGGCGGGTCAGTGAACACCATGTCAGCCTTCTGGCCATCCATGAGCTTCTCCACCTCATCGATGCTGGTCGAGTCACCGCACATGAGCCGGTGCTTGCCAAGCAGCCAAACATCGCCAAGCACAGTGACTGGATTCACTGGCACTTCTGGCACCGCATCCTCGTCAGTTTGACCAGGCTCAATTTGCTCTGGCATCAAGGCTGCGATCTCATCGGCTGTAAATCCAGTCAGGTCGAGGTCAAAACCAAGATCACCGATCTCTCCCAGCTCAAGCGCCAGCATCTCGTTGTCCCATCCTGCATTCATGGCCAGTTTGTTGTCGGCCAAAACATAGGCACGTTTTTTGGCATCTGACCAGCCTTTGGCCACCATGACAGGAACTTCGGTCATTTGTAGGCGCTGTGCGGCCAGTGTTCTGCCGTGGCCTGCAATGATGCTGCCTTGCTCATCCACCAGAACTGGAGTTGTCCAACCCCATTCTTTGATGCTGGCAGCGATCTGTCCGACCTGCTCATCGCTGTGCGTTCTGGCATTGCGTGCATAAGGCACCAGCTTGTCGATGCTCCAGCGTTCGACTTTGTCTGCTGGATTGTGTGATTTTGTGGTCATGCCTGATTGTCCTTCATGTTTTCAATTCGCGCCAGCTTCATGGCATCTTTTAAATCGAGCCTGAGCTGCTCGTTTGCAGCCTGCTCATCTTGGAGTCTGATGTAGACCTCGGTTGCAAACTTGGCCAGCGTGTCATGTTGCCATGTTGCAAAATTTGGGGTTTCTCTTTGTTTTGTCATGTTAGTAATTGCTCACTTTTTTGTGGATAACTTTTCCCGAATTTTCCGCATCCAGTTGCCCCTACCTGCCCCTAGCGTATACGCTTTAGGGGCGGGGCGGGGCGATTTAACTGGCTTTTGCCCCTAATCCCTTAAAACCCCTAGGGGCAGTCAGGGGCATTTAGGGGCGATTCTTTGCCTCACTTTTCTGCATCATCATTGCGCTGACTTGAACCTCGTTGATGAAAATCCAGCCATGTTCAAAGGTTTCCAGCGTGCCTGCATTGAGCAGTTGCGCGATGATTCCTTCTGGTCTGGATGCTTCTGTTTTGTTCTTTGCAGTGCGCTCGGCCATGCCATCTTTGACCAGCAGATCGCGCAGTGCTGACCTGCTCAGGTAGGGTAAACCATCACGTTCTTCTGCACCAGATGACCACCATGCACGCTCGACTGTCCTGACATTCTCGTCATGCTTTGTTGGTTTTTTGTGGGGTTTTGTGATATTCGCTTCATCGTCTGGGATGGCCACGCAGGTTGTTGCAGGGCCACCGAACTTTGAGATTCCCATCTCGACCACTTCCAGTTTGAAGTAGATCGCCTCGCCCTTGCTTGGCAGTTCTCGCTGTTTGGTCACGTTGACCATGCGGATGCCTTCTTTTTCGATTACTTCGATTTCGGTGTCGATGTGTGCTCGGATGCCTGACCAGCCACGTGCGCCTTTGGCTGCGTCTTTGCCGTTGTGGTGGATGATCATCAGGGCTGCGCCTGTGGCGGTGGCCACCTGATCGAATCTGGCCATGACTGGCCCCATGTCCTCACCGCTGTTTTCGTTGGCTCCTGCGCTCATTCTGGCCAGTGTGTCACCGATGATCAGGCGCACTGGTCTGCCTTTGATTTGCTCAATGGCTCTGACCAGCTCAATCACATCGTGGGCATCTTGGTCACCGTTGTAGAAGTTCATCGGGACTGGCACCATTGCCAAATTCTCAAGGTCGCAGCCGTGGTACTTCTTGATGGCCTGCATGCGTGATCGGATGCTGGCAGGGGCTTCGCTGGCCAGATAGATCACCAAGCCTGCATCGGTCTTCCTGCCGTAGCAGTCGGTGCCGGTTGCGATGGCTGTGGCCACCGAGAGCGCCCAGAATGTTTTGCCTGAGTTGCTGTCACCGTAGACCACCACCGAGCTGCCGATGGTCATGAGGCCTTCGACCAGCTCGTCTGGTGCTTCGTAGTCGCTACCAAGCTGGTCACCGAATACGACTTTGAGCTTATCAATCACCGCTGTGCCGGTCTGCTGGACTAGCAGGCCTGCGAGGTCATGGCCAGCCTGTGCATAATCGTTGGCATCACCGAGGATCGGAGGCATAACCATGCGTGCACCGAATTTGGCGCTGGCCTGTTCTGCGTATCGTTGGCCGACACCGCTTTGGTCATGGTCTGCGACGATCACAATGTCTTGAATTGCTCCATACATTTGTCTGAGTGTGCCAGTGACCGGCACCAAATTGCTGGCGCTGTAGGCCACCACGACCGGCCTGTTGGTGGTTTCGTGGATGGTGGCTGCTGTTGCGAAGCCTTCGGCAACGTACAGCGTGCCAGGCTCATCAAGTGAGCCTACCATCCAGAATTTTCCACCAGTCTGACCGCCTGGATGATATAACTTGCCACCATCCTCATCAATGTATTGCAGGGTGCTGAGTGTTCCATCTGCATCGTAAAGTGGCACCATCAATCGGCCATCGCCTGTGGTGCGCACACCGTGGGTTTGGATGCCTTTGCGCTTGAGGTAAGGGTGATCAGGGTGAGCCGCCACACCACTGAGCCAGATTTTCTCGACTGTCTCGCTTGCGACTTGGTGCTGGCGTTCTTGAGCTGCTTCACGCAGTACTTTTGACTCGTTGATTCGTCTGGCGTGTGCCATTTCCTCAAATTCAGTCAGCTTGCGTCCTACATCAGCTCGCCATGTGATTTCCATGCCTGCACGCCAGCAGCCGAAGCGACCGGCTGGGATGCCATCACCGAACACCAGATACCAGCCTGGCTTGTCACCGTGGCCAGGCGAGCCTTTGGTGCCTGATCGGAATCTGTGAATCTTGCCATCGAAGTGGATTTCCTCTGGTGGCTCAAGCCCTGCCGCACGCATTGCGTCAATGAGCTGCGTCTCTGGTGGTGCGACGAGCTTTTCTGGTGGTGGTGCCCAAGGGCCACCAAGTACTTTTGAGAGGTCAGCCATTGACTGTCGCCTCCTGCCTGCTTAAGTAGTCGCTCAGGGCTTTGACCGTGTCATACAAGGGCTTGGATTCGTCTTGCATAAACCTGTAAACCGTGGCCGGATGCACACCAGCATTCTCTGCAACCCTCTTGAGATTGGCATCTTCCAGCCGTTTTTTGATTTGCTCAACAGTCATCATAATTTGCACCTTAAAAAAAATATTTGCGGAAGTGCTTGCACTATACCTTATTTTTGGTTTATGATGCAAGCACACCTCGAACTGATTCCCAGACGGAGGTGCAAAAAAAAGGAGAGCCACATGGCTATCAATTTGAAGTCAACAGGCAGCTTGTCTGCCAATGGAGTGAAGTTGCTGGTGTACGGCCAAGCCGGTGCAGGTAAGACCACCTTGGTCAAGACCTTGCCCAATGTGATCGTGCTGTCAGCTGAGGGTGGTTTGCTGTCTATTCAGGACGCTGATCTGCC